TGTTATACCTGACACACAGGTCAAGCCAGACTCTAACATTGAGCATCTCACGTGGGCAGGGAAGTACGCTGTGTCACTGAAGCCTGATGTTATTATTCACCTTGGTGACCACTGGGACTTCCCTAGCCTATCTAGTTACGACAAGGGCAAGAAGTCTTTTGAGGGTCGACGTTACCAAGCTGACGTAGCTGCAGGTAAGGTGGCTATGGAGGCTTTTCTAGCACCTATCAAAGAAGAACAGGCACGCCAACGCACTAACAAGCATAAGGTGTGGAAGCCTAAGCTAGTGTTCTTGTTAGGCAACCACGAGAACAGGATTACTAGAGCTGTTAACGACAGTCCTGAGCTTGAGGGTCTGATGTCCTTTGAAGACTTAGGTCTTAAGAAGATGGGTTGGGAAGTAGTGCCATTCTTAGAAGTTAAGATGATCGACGGCATTGCCTACTCACACTACTTCACTTCGGGTGTTATGGGCAGACCTGTGTCGTCTGCTAAGCTAATGTTGACTAAGAAGATGGTAAGCTGTGTCATGGGACACGTACAAGACAGAGACATCGCCTACGCTCGCAGAGCTGACGGTGTTTCAGTGACTGGACTGTTCGCAGGCATCTTCTACCAAGAAGACCAAGACTATCTATCGCCACAGACTAACCAGTCATGGCGTGGTATTTGGATATTCAATGAAGTCAACAACGGTAGCTTTGACGAGCTGCCTATTAGTATGTCTTATCTGCGTAAGAAGTTTGGGGAGAAAGCAGAATGAGTCTAACATTCACTGAGGTTAAGTATCAGCTTAGTATGCTCGACGAAGTCTTGGTGCTAGAGATACTAGAGATTAACTCCACAGAGCTAGTAGACCGCTTTGAGGATAAAATAGAAGATAAACTAGAGCAGATCATTGAAGGTCTGGGAGGAGATACAGATGAGCTTTCTTGACAGGTCGCCTGCTGAGGAGTGGGACGCTGTAAACAAGAAACGTAGGGCAGAGGCTAGACGCGTTGGTGAGGCTATCAAAGCTGAAGAACGTGTTGTGGCTAGGCTGTCTACCTACGACGCTATAAACCCTAGTCACTACAAAGGCAGTGGCATAGAGTGTATAGAGTACATTAAAGAACGACTACCTGCTGACGCCTTTCTAGGCTATCTCAACGGCAACGTCATCAAGTACACGCATAGGTGGCAAGAAAAGAACGGCATAGAAGACCTACGCAAAGCACGTTGGTACTTGGACAGGCTGATAGAGGAGCAATGCAATGGTAAAGATTAATAAGTTAATAGACCTGTGTACTCAATGGAGCAGCGACAGAGGCATCTTTGTCAACGGTACACTGCAGACACAGGCACTAAAGCTCGTTAGTGAGATAGGTGAGTTAGCTGACAACGTGGCAAAGCAGCGTGACATACAAGACGACATAGGCGACTGCATCGTAGTGTTGAACAACTTAGCCGTCATGAGCGACACAACTCTGGCAAAGTGCTTAGAAGTCGCATACAACGACATCAAAGACCGTAAGGGTTACCTAAACGGCGCAGGTGTCTTCATTAAAGATTCTGATAGGAAAGTAGCATGAGCGAATTTAGAAACAGTTTTGGTGAGTCAATCTTCCGTAACAAGTACGCACTCACGCCTACACAGACGTGGGGCGAGAAAGTAGACGACATTGTCAACGACGTGTGTACAGGGATACTTGAGAAGGAGGACATGGACGTTCTTAATAAGGCTATGAAGGAGTTTAAGTTCATGGCAGGTGGTCGTTATATTTACTACGCAGGACGACAGGCGAAGTTCTATAACAACTGTTACCTACTCAAAGGCGAAGAGGACACACGAGAGGAATGGGGAAAGCTAGTACAACGAGCAAGCGATTGTCTCATGAGCGGCGGCGGCATTGGCATAGACTACAGCGTCTTTCGTCCAAGCGGCTCACCACTGGGCAGGACAGGCGGTCAAGCGTCAGGACCATTGCCACTAATGAACAGCATAAACGAAATAGGCAGAAACGTGATGCAAGGCGGCAGTCGTCGTAGTGCTATCTACGCCTCTCTCAACTGGCGACACGGCGACGCTGAGAAGTTCTTGACAGCTAAGGACTGGCACGCACTGCCTATCGCTGACGGCGTTACAGTGTTCGATGCTAAGCAGAACAACTTTAACTTCCCTGCGCCTCTAGACATGACCAACATCAGCCTTAACTATGATGACAAGTTCTTAGACGCAATCAACAACGGCTTCTTGCCTGAGACGTTTGTGCAGAATTGCAGACAAGCGTTGATGACTGGAGAGCCAGGATTTTCTTTTAACTTCGGAGACAAGGAAAATGAAACTCTTAGGAATGCCTGTACAGAAGTCACCAGTGCTGACGACAGTGATGTTTGTAACCTTGGTAGTATTAACATCGGTGCTATTGATGACATCGCTGAGTTCAGGACGATCGTTCGAGCTGCCTCAATGTTCCTCGTCGCAGGGACACTCACTGCAGAACTACCCACAAAGAAAGTGTACGCTGTCAGAAACAAGAACAGGAGACTTGGTCTGGGCTTGATGGGGATGCACGAGTTCTTGCTAAAGCGTGGCAGCGACTACGAAGTCACTGAAGAGCTGCATCGTTGGCTAGAAGTGTATCGTGAGGAGTCTGAGAAGGCCGCTAACGCCCTCTGTGACGCTCAGGGTATATCACGCCCTGTAGCCTATCGCGCAATCGCTCCTACAGGCACTATAGGCATCCTAGCAGGCACTACAACAGGCATTGAGCCTCTGTACGCTGTTGCCTACAAGCGTCGCTACTTAGTTGGCGGTGACAAGTGGAAGTATGAGTACGTTGTAGACGCTACAGCGGAAGACTTGATTAACACACACGGCTTAGACCCTGACAAGATACAGACATCGTCGTCTATGGTGAATGACTTTGAGCGTCGCCTGAAGTTCCAAGCTGACGTGCAGGACTACGTTGATATGTCTATCTCGTCAACGATCAACTTGCCTTCTTGGGGCAGTGAAGGCAACAACGAAGACAGAGTGATGGAGTTTGCTCACGTGTTGGCTAAGTATGCACCACGCCTACGAGGCTTCACTTGCTATCCTGACGGCGCTCGTGGTGGTCAGCCACTGACGATGTGTAGCTACAAAGAGGCTACGAAGCACAAGGGGGTGGTGTTTGAGGAGAATAGCGAGACTGTGTGTGCCTCTGGAGTCTGTGGCATCTAACACACTGTAGATGGTAAAAAGCCCTGTAGAGCATCCCAATCTCTACAGGGCTTTTTCGTTTGCGTCACAGGGACGATCCTAAGGTAGCACAAAGGATTCGGTTACTTCTTCTTAGGCTTCTTCTTCCTAGTCTTCTTATTGGTGGTCATCCGTGCGCCTCTCTGCGGCAATGGTCTATTCATAATAACCTCTTTTATGTTTACAGATTAATAAATCTATGCTATTCTTTTGATGTCTCTGCCGCCGCTGCAGTTACCTATTGCTGCCTAGCGGCACTAAAGTCCCTTAGACGCTGAGACATACTTTGTAGCCGTTCTAGGCTTTCGCCGCCTGAGGCTTCCTCTTGTACTCTTCTGGTCGCTTGTGTAGCTCCTATAGTTGGGAAGTTCTGAAAACCCATAAATGGCCTGTTCATGTCTACGCCATAGAACTCACTCATTATCTGCCGCTCTACATCAGGACGACCTGCAGCTTGCTTTAACTTTTGTGTCAGCGGCTGAAACCATGACCTAATAAGCTGCTGAGCTGCTGCTCCTTTAGCAAGCTGTTGATTTCCGGGCGCTATGTTGACCGCTATTAGTCTGCTAAGGCTTGGCGCACGCGCTTTTGAGACTTTTTCAATACCTGCGCGTTCAGCAACTTTTAGTTGCGCTCTAGCTAGCTTTTGTAAGTTTTCTAAGTTTTGTAGAGCTTCTCCTTGGAACAGCTCATTAATCAATGTAGGGCTTTTTCTCTTTACGTTATCAACTCTATCAATAAAGCCTTGGATGTTCGGGTTGTCGTCTAGCAAAGGTGTAATAACACCAAAGATGACTTCCTTGCGTAACGCCTCCATCTGCGGAGAATCATTGCCAAAAATGCTGTTCATCTTCTGCACTATAGAGCCTGCTTCTGCTCTGCCTACTACTTCACCAGTGCCTAAGATCAAGTTCTTAACTTGCTCTGGTGTTAGGTCTTTATCGACAATCTTCTGAACAGCGTCAGAGGCGCTAAACTTCTGCTTGTAGTCTCTGTACCAGTCGTTAGCCTTCTTCCACTTTCCTATTGCCTCTGCGTTACCTGCAACCAAGTCAGCGTTAAACTGCGAGTCAATGAACTCGTCAACGTGGTTCTTCATGCCTAACAAGGCTTGGTACTCAGAGTTGGCTTCATAGTCAGTAGAGCGACGCATCTTAGTTATGTCTGAGTTGAGAAGTTGTCTAAAGTTATGTAGCTTGTTGATAGGGACATAGCCATTAATGACATTGTTGTCTTTATCGACTAAGTCAAAAGCCGTGTCAGAAACAATCTCGTTAAACTTCTCTAGTCTGCCTCTAGCAACTTTTAAGTTAGCAAGGTCAAACTGCTCTGTAGAAAGCAAGTCAGCCATAGACTGATCTAGCAGCTTTAGTTGTAGCTGTGGGTAGTAAGCCTCAGAACTCTTAGCAGCTTCAAACAGCTGATCTGACGTGTTTCTTGTTATTTCTTCTTGTCTCTTGAGCCTTTCTGCAAGACCTCCTAAGCGTTGAGCAACAACAGACTGACTACCTGTTAAGATGTCAGCAGAGTTAGCTAGTGCTAGTAGCTGATCTTCTGGAAGACCTGTTAGGTCAACACCAAGCTCTTTAGCTGTTCTACGTAGCTCAGACACCTTCTGAGACTTTACTGCCGCTGCTCTGCCTTTACCTGCTATGTCAGGCAAGAAGTCTAGAAGAGCCTTTGTAGAGATTCCTGCAAACAAGGCTTTGTCATTTACACGTGCCTGTCCTAGCCCTCCTTGTTGACCAATTAAGTCTCTTAGCGAGTTGGCCTTCTCAAACAACTGATCTGGTACAGTCTCGCCTCTGTCTCTATAGCCTTGTATCTCGTCAGCTACTAACTGGAACTGAGTAACAATCATAGGGTCAGCGCCAGTCCTGTTGACGTTGCCGCCCATCATAGACTGTACAAAGTTCTGCGCTGCTGTAGTGCCTTCGTCAATAAGCATAAAAGGCGAGTTAGCAACGGCAGTGATGTCTTTACCTGCTGATGTTCTAGGCTGATACATCATGTTGCCCATAACGCTATTAATGGACTCTGTAGCGTCCTTCATAGTGTCATACCAACCTTTGTTCTGCAGGTAGCCTTTAATGCCTTCGTAGCCTCCTGCGATAGTAGCAGCAGCAATGGCAGGAACGCCACTGGCAAAGCTAAGACCTGTCTCAAGACCGCCTAAAGCAAGCTCAGGCAAGCTAGTGCCTCCGTAAGGGTCTGGGATGTTTTGACCAGTGCTAGTTTGATACTGCTCATCGCCGCCAAAGAAACCACCAACAGTTTCTCTAGTGCCTCTAGTAACGTCAGCAATAGCTTGATAGGGGTCGCGCAAAACGCTACTGCCTGTGACTTCTGGCGTCGTTCCTTCAGCAAGCATTGCATCGTAAACAGCTTTAGACTGTTCACCTAAGTCTGTTACTTTTATTTGTCCTGACTCTAACGCTGCTTTTATCTCTTGAGCAGTTGGGACTCGTTCTGCTTCTGCCATGTTATGTCTACCTTATAAAGAAAAATTAGGAGTGCCTGCAGAAACTGGTGCAGCAGGTGCTGAAGGAGGCTGTGCAACCACAGGCTCAAAAGAACCCTGCCAAGGCTCGTTACGAACAAACGAGTATTGTGTAGCAAAGCGGTCTTGAGCCTGTTTCTTCAGACGTGTAAGGTTTCTCTTAAGCACTTCTGGGTCTGAGGAATTTGCACCAAGCTGTACCATGAAGCGTTCTATGTCAGCGTTAGATACGTCCCTGCCTTTTTGTCCTTCTGCCTTAGCTGCTTGATACGCTAGTCCAATAAGCATACTTTGCATTTCTGCTGACTTAGTTCCTAGCTCTAGCTTCTCAAACAACTCCTTTCTTGCACCTTCGTTGTCTAAGTTCATTACAGCTTCTGCTTCTTGTACAAGGTTGTTAAACACGTTTCCTAATCTAGCAGCTGCGGTGTTTGCGTCAGGCGCGTCGTCTAACTCTTTAAGGACATTGTTAACACCTGTAGTAAACTGAGCAGTATCTATCTGTGACTGCTTTAGAGAAATCTCTTGTGGGTTAGCGTAGTCTGTAGCGCCTCCAACTTGACTGCTGCGTATCACTTGCGTGCCTTGCTTTAAATCTAGCTTCTTAGTTGGGTTAGTAACGTCATAGAAGTTACCCTGATCGTCGTACAGAGCTGTCTGTTGAGTTCCATCAGGCAGTATAAGCTGCAAAGGCTCTAAGTCTTGTATTTCTTCCTCTTTAGTAAGCTCAGCGTAGATACGCTCTATCTCTGCTTGAGGCATTGTCCCATCAGCAATAGCTACAGCGTCTGACCTAAATCTAGGAGAGTTAGCAGCGCGTCTAGCAACAGTGTTTCTGTAGCTTTGTTGTCTTTGTGATTCTAGCGTAGCCAATTGTTGCTGTCTTTCTTGTTGTGCTGCAGTTGCACGCAACTCAAGAGCCTTCTCAGGGTTACTCTGCTGTATTAAGTTAGCAAGTTTAATCATTCCTGTTGGGCTTGTGTCCTGCATAGCAGAGCCTAACTGCTCACGTAGCTTTTCAGATGCTGTGCGTGTGTCAACGCCAAACAAACCACCTGCAGCATAACGCAGCTGTTGTTCTTGTTGTGGTGCGTTAAGTGCAGCAACACCGCCTACAGTGCCTAATACGCTAAGTAGGTCAGACTGTTTTTGACGCATCTCTGCAGCAGGGTCTGGCAAGATGTCAGAAAACAGTGAATTAAGGTTAATAAGGTCTGCCATGTTGTTCTCCTAACCTAATGAGCCAAAGTAACCCTGATCTAGGGCTGCTTGGAAAAAGTCTTGTGCTGCGCCAGTTGATGTTGGCGTTGTGGCTCCTTGTTGGTTATTTATGCTGCCAAGAATACCTTGCAGCAAACCAGTCTGAGTGACTTGACCGTCAGAGCCTAATTGACCTGCTAACAAGTTAGTAATGGCTTGTATGCGTTGCTGCTCTAAGTTAGTTGCAGCTGTCTCAGCACCAAGCTGACCTGTTAAACCAGACTGCAGCAATGACGAACCAAGCTGAGCACCCTGACGCTGACCTAAGTTTGTAAGATTAGCAACGTCAATAGCAGGCTGTAGTGTACGTAGTAGCTGCTCTTGTGGCAAGTAAGACGCACCAAGGCTCTGTAGACCTAAATCGCCTAACAAGCCCAACCTAGCTCTAGTCTCTTGCAAGCCTGCTAGAGTCTGTGAAGCCTGTTGCTGCTGTTCAGCACGTGCCTGCTCCATAGCGCTAACGCCCAAGCCTGCCTGCTGTTCTGCAATAGCCTTCTCTAAAGCTAGTTGCTC